GTAGGAAAAGATCAAAAGTTATTTATCTGCACTGATCAATATAGTGTAAATGGTTGTCATCCAACCGATGGTAGAATATTTGGAAAAAGATATTCTTTCTTCACCTCACCAGCAGCGAAAAGGCTTGAAGGCTTAGACTATCTTGTTTTAGTAGATAAACCACTGCATAAACAAGATTTACATCATAAACCAATCGCCAATCACAATATACATGTAGGTGCCTTGGTAAAATCCTATGCAAGTACCCATAAGGCAAAAGTATTGGCAATATGTGGTCCTGTTGTCCATCTGTCTCGCAGATGTCCAGGGAATGTCAATAGTTCAATACGACATAAAGAATATGGCAGTACTTTGACCAAAGATGATTTAATTCGTTTGAAATATCGTATTTACACACCGTAATACAGTCAAAATCTAACCAATGAAGGGTGGGGAATAATATCTCCACCCTCTTAATAGGAGGCATAATGTGTTTTTCCTTTTTGAATACAGAAGACGCTGATGAATTCTCTGATATTATGGAATTCGCATTAAGTCAGTACAAACCTAGGTATGAAAAATCTGATGTAATAGTCTTCGATACTTATGAGATAGAACCAGATGTTAAGTGCAAATCTCAACTAGCTGCATATGCATTAACACATAAGCTTAATTATTTTGATAGGAAAGAGTATGATATGCTGTGCTTACATAAAATTGAGACAGGAGGCTTAGAGTGATGGGTGATGTATCAACAGAAAATGCATGCTACGATATTTTAAGCATCAGATCAGGTCTAAATGTAAAAGATATAGTAAAATTCTTCCCAATAAACCGAGACAAACAAGACATGAGATCCATCTTAAAAACTTGGGGAGAATATGGAGCTGAGTACACTACTCATCACGATTCTATAAAAGAAGACACATTGTCAATCACTAAAAGACACCCTGAAAAACTAACAGATAAAACACCTAAGTTTTTTAGGCTATCTACATTTTATCACAGATGGCCTTTCTTTGTATTGACAAAAATTGGAGTTGAAGATGGAAAGAATGACTGATGACGAAAGAGAAATGCATAGAACTCTTTCAAAAATATTGTCACAAAGAAGTGGATTAACGAAAGGCAGTTCTGTAAGACTAGTTAAAATAAGGGCTGAAACAATAAAAATAGGATCTCATCATATATATAGCACACCTCGTGCCCTCAGTAATCTGTCAGTAGCTTTTCCTAACTTTGTAACTGAGAGAATGGTGAAAAGATCGCGTTCTAGGAAAAAATTTGCAATAGTGAACGAATCTAAATATAATTTCATGCTGCAAGCTAGGGATAAAGGTAGGCTTTTCGCTGCACCATTCTTTATGTACACTAAAAAGTAAGAGGTAACTATGAAACAAGTATTACAACAGATAAAAACAACGATTCCTTTTACGTTCACAATCTACGTAGAGGATGAGTATAAAGACAGTTTGCCTAAAATAGGCCAGAAAAGATTGCGTCAAGCGTTGCTTAAAACTCTTCGAACCCTATCTCCACCTGGAGATTTGGCAACCATTAATGGACGTATGTCTAGGGCTATGCACCAAGTAGTTAAATTACGTATCCGTGATGTTGAACTTCTAAAAGAATTTAAAAAGAATGTTCTTATTGTAGGGCACGTAAATACAGACTTATGAACGATACTGACTCTATATTAAGAATAGCATCAGTACTTGGGCAAAGAAGCGGGTTTAACAAATATGATACACTTCATCTTGAAATGAATTTAGAATCGTCTCATACTATACTAGATTGGTGTAGTCTTAGAGGTTGTCCAAGTCTTATAAGAACCGCAAATAGCACTTGGATTAATAAAGACTCAAGTGTTGCATTTCCACCACGAGAGAAATCGCGATCATTTGGGCATGAAGGCCTTGTGGCAATGATTCCATTTTATTTCTTTAACCACAGATAGGAGGTGCTATGGAACAATTAGAAATAGATAGATTGTTCAATGCATGTGTTGTATTAAACAAAAGAAGCGGTTTGCGTACGTATAAAAGACTTATTCTTGAGTTTGCACCTACGCATGAAGAAGAACCTGAAAAATACGTAAAAGATTTTCCAAGAGCTTGCGGAGATTTTGGATCTGATGGAATAAGGCGTGTTACGCCTTTCATAGGAAAACCTATAAAGGTTGCTTGGTGGGATCACAGTACAAATATAGAAATAGTGGCAGCAAGCCACAATGGGTTAAGGCCATTAGGTCACTTCATAGAGTTTTTTAATTTCAAACCAGCATAGGAGGTTTAAATGGATGAAGAATTATTGAAGATTCTAACGAAAAATGTCATCAGACTTGAAACACAGTTAGAGATATTAGAAAAAGACCTTCTCGCGCTTCTTGAAGGCTACAAAGATTCTAATGGTGCTGCTGGTCATGAGCTTGATACATTAATTAAAAAACATTTCGATGTTTGAAACGAAATTAAAACCTCTGCAATCCCAATTGATATATGCAGAGATTTTGAAAGAAGCTTTCGGGATAAAGCGTCGAGATATCCAAATTGCCAGAGCTCAATGCTATGGTAATTGGTACAAAATAGAATTGGATCGAATCAGATCCATGTCTCAACGAGAGCTGTTTGTCTACGTACAAACACTCTACACTCAAGTACATTCTATCTCTATTAAGGATAGAAAAACCCGTAATAGTCTGGCTTTGTATAGTCTGTATGTATATGCAAATAACCTATTACACTTAACACGTAAAACACGGAGCAATTTAAATGCGTATATACCTGTTGAATGAAGGCACTGCCTTTAAAGAAAAGAACGTAGCAGCCAAAACTGTGCGTTGCCTGCGCGAAGAGCTGGATATTCCGGCTTCAGCGTCCATTACTGTTAATAACGAGCCTGCTACCAATGCTAAGCGTCTGAAGGCCGACGACGCTGTTGCCGTTATTAAGAAAAATAAAGTCGGTGGTTAAAACCTTTTAACCTGGTTTCTAGGGGAAGGTTTAGCAGCCTTCCCCTACTTTAAAGGAGAGATTATATGTATCGAGTAAAGATTGAGACTGGATTAGAACAATTTACTAAAAAAACAGATGATAGAGCTGAGGAGGAGTACAAGGATTATTTAAAGCATTTACAAAAAGAATATCCAGAATTTCCAAAATTATGGTTTACACCAAAAGGAAATCTCAGATTAGCTACCAAACAAGCTTTAACTAGGTGGCTTAGTATCCCTGCTGTTGATTTATCAATGCACAGAGAAAATCATAGGGTAATACGTGCATTAGGTGCTTACCATTGCAGTAACTCTAATGCAAATCGTAAAAAAGTATATTTAGCTCAGCTTATGGATCTTCTAATTAAGACCTCCAGAGGGCGTATGCACACCATACCCAAAGAAAAATTGGGAATGGCTAATGAGCTTGTAGAACGATTCTCTGTTGAGTTGAAACGTGCAAAACCTATTTGTAAAACTTTAAATATCGTACCTGAATTAAACTTTGTGATTAAAAGCGAGCATACTTATCTTGAATTGTTCTCTACAATCAAAGATATAGTCATGCAAGTATATCATACTAGAAACTCGAAAAAGCCTGAGTTTAATTTAGCATTAGATAATCCGATAAAAATTGGATTTCTGATAGATTTAAATCGGTATGTGAATATGAATGGAGAAAAACCTATCACAGATGGATTGCTTGTAGAAGGCAGGCATAATCATCATCCATTTGCTAATAATAATTCGATATGCTTCTCTGGATATTCTTCAGCCATGCATGTTAGCATAAAAGAATTAGATCTCATATCGTTATTTGGGAATCTAAGAATGTGGGCTGAGACTTTCTCCAGAGATGCAACACCATTCTTGGCTATATCGGATTTTTGGATGGGCGTACCTAAGAGCTTCGGTACTATAGCCCAAGCTTATGGAGCTAACCCAGATTACTGTGCACAGCAGTACAATCCAAAGAAAGAGGATTGTGATAAGATTGAATGTTTACTGAGAAAAACATGCAGACATAATGCACTAGTTAACGGTAGGCCAGTTCCATTGTCTCCTAATGATATATTGAGATATGGAGGTGATTTCATCCTTGATGATGAAACAGAGGCTCTAATTGAAGACCTTCGGAAACGCATAGATGAGTATAGATGTTCTGTGCTTGGCCCAGGTCATGAATTTAAATACGAAAACTGGCCTTCTGAGAAACTAGATCTAAAAAAACTTACAAAGGAAGAAATGGAAAGGAGAAGTAGACAACAACAGAGGCCCAGTGTCGTAGCTATGCCTCCACTACCTGAAATAGAGCCCATAGTAGCTACTTCTGCTACGTTTATTGTAGGTTCATCAACAGATTCTGTCACAATTTCTTCAGACACCTCAACATAAAGGAGACATAATGTTCTACATTTACCAAGATGATTGGAATAAAATGTTGTCATATGCAAAATCCGCCAATGTTCAGCTCGCATCCGAAATTGGCGGTATGGCAATATTAAAGCAAGACGAAGAAGGAGATTGGCAAATTCTTGATCCTTCTATTATAAAGCAAGAAGTATCAGGCGGCAACTGTGATCTCGATTCAGATGCATTGTCGAAATACTGCGGTCTTATGTTTAAAAAGCATGGAAAAGACGTACGTTTTATGTGGTGGCATTCGCATGGAACTATGGCTGCTTTCATGTCTGGGACCGATGATAAATGCATGAAAGAGTTCATGGAAGGTAGTGATTGGGGAGCTTTCCTTGTTATTAACGTCGAAGGCGAATACGTTATGGAATTGCGTATAGCTGACTTTAAAGGCGTTGTAGCAAATCCAAAGCTTAACATCATTACTGATGAGTTTGATGTTGATGCAGAGGTTAAGAAGTTGTGTACTAAGAAAACCTATAGCTATGGTAAATATTATGGAAAGAATTATTATAAGAACTATAATACAGGACGTTCTAACAAGACAACTGATCCCCAGACTAACGCAACATTACTTCCTGGTAAATCTGATTTAACCGCAATCAAGCAGATTGAAGCTTGGACTGAAGTTGATGAAGCTGCATTGAAATACCTCAATGGCAAATTGACGTATTCCGAAATTCGGAAGCTTCTCCAAGATGTCAATAAAGCATATGTTGGGTATGTCAAATTCACTGTACCTCTGTTAAAAGAAATGCCTGAAATGCTTTATCTTGAGAAAGGTAAACCATCCACATATAACCTTGTTGCCGAATATACTAAATGAATATAAGCCAACGATTTTCTGAAATATATAAATTGGATGGATATCAGTTTCAAGTAATAGGATGTGGTGCTATCGGGTCACATTTGGTTGAGCAATTAGCCAAAAGTAGTGCTCCTGAAATAGTGCTATATGACGATGATGAAGTAGGAGTAGAAAATGTAGGTGTTCAAAACTTCGTCACTGACGATATAGGCAAAAAGAAAGTTATTGCAACCAAGGAGAAAATTCATGCTATACATCCCATGGCTAAAGTAACTGTCTTTGATAAACGCTTTGAGTCAGATCCTTATGCCAAAAGCCTACAGGAAAAATCAATTGTGTGCATGGGTGTGGATTCAATGGAGTCTAGAAAAAACATCGCAGAGACTTTACTGGCGAACCCACCTTTATTCACAATTGATGGTCGTATGGGTTCAGAGCAATTCCAAGCTTATATGTTTACCAAAAATACCCTCCAAAAGTATTTTGATACATGGTATACAGATGAAGAAGGAGACTCTGAGCCTTGTAGCCGCAAAGGAACCCCCTATTGTGCTGATATGGCCGCTAGTTTCATGATGAACCAAGTAAGAAAGTTTGTAACTAATCAGCCCAGAGAGTCTGAGTTATTGTTTAACTTTCCTGCTATGGCACTTGAAACTAAGATGTACAAGTAGCAACATAAGGGTAGTAGCTCAATTGAGAGCCTTACATTTTACGTTTGAGATGCGGGAATCGAATCCCGTCTACCCTTAATCCTTGCATTTATTGGAATAATTTAGTAAATTAAAGGAGGAAATAACAAAGGAAAAGATGATTCAAGTAAACACTATACAAACAGATTGGAGTTCTGGAGTACCAGCAGGTTTGACATGGTATTTCATAGGGCAACCAAAAACTGGCAAAACAACACAAGCATCTAGATGGAATGATGGCGGATCTAAAAACGTCATCGTCTTAGATACAGACTTAGGTGCTGACTTTGTTGAAGACGCTAACGTAATCCCAATCATTGCTGTAAATCCCCCAGAAAGACCAGTAATGAAAGGTGGAAAGCGTGTAATAAGGGATGAAATGATCATGACAGAAGTCATCCCACCTGAAGAACGAGGCTGTGTTTACAGAGTAGGCCCCGACAAAGGCAAGGCTATGCCTGCGTACTCTCTTACAGAAGCCCTTACTTGGCTACGAAAAGAATGGACTAAGCTTCCATACGATACTGTAGTAATTGATACCATAGATGAAATAAACAAGTGGATTGAGAAAGAAACTTGTAGACATATGGGTATTCAATCAATGGGTGAAGGCGACTACGGAGCAGATTGGGGAATGGCACGTAAACGTGTAGTAAACGCTGTCTTGGAATTTCAGAACATGATAAAACGCTACGGTGGTACACTTATTCTTATAAGTCATTCTAAGACATCGAGCATAGTAGATGGAAAGGTGCAGCTTGCACCTGATTTACCAAGAGGTTTAGGAGTTTCTCTAACAGCTCGTGCTGATGCAGTTGGTTACATAACAGCAGAGAAATCCAATAGCAATCTCTACATTTCGTTTAAGTCTTATGATGAAAGAGCCATCGGTAGCAGATTAGAGCCTTTATTTCAAAAAAGGCTTGTATTCGATTACGAAACAATAAAGACTGAAATAATGTCTTACACGAAGGAATAATATGCCCTTAAAAACGAGCAAACCTACCTCTTCTGGAGACGGTGGAGGTATTTTTATCGACAAAGTAGTTATCGTTGATGTAAAGGACTTCTCTGGTAAAACAACAGAGTATATAAAGTATCCTAACGATATCGCTGTCGAAGTTACATTCTCCAAATCAGGCTTGGATTGGAATCCAAGTATGCTGATTGGAGGGAATTTCAAAAAAGACGAGCAAACCACTGCTGTCTTGGATTGGGGCGGAGCGTTCCCAGTACGTGATTTCTTTGGAAGATTAAGTGCAGAAGCTGAACTTACCGAAGATAACACGTTACCACCAGAATTGTTATCTTCCATGGTGGGAAAGGAAATGTTTACACTATCGTACCGCACTACAAGACAACGTAATGGTAAATTCACCTATAGCACTTGGAAAGAAATAGGTGCTATAGATGATGGTGAAGATGACCTAAGAGCACGCTTCCAACGAAGCCTTAAGCGAGGCTATCCCAAGAATGCGAATGTTGGTGAATTATCCACACCAGCATCCGAACCTTGGGCTGAGGAAACCTCTAGCGATTTATAATGGATCGCTATATTGAAATAGCAAGAGGCCATGTTGGTAATAGGGGAGAAGTAATCCCTCTCCCCACCCTTTCAAGTTGCATTAAAAAGAATGAATCTTTATATAGAAGCTACTATACTTTCGATGAAGAGTTGTTGAAACACTTTAGAGTATATCAGACTATAAAAGGATTCAAAGGTAAAGTATACCTTGATAGGATTGTGTTTGACATTGACAAAGGAGTCAATTCTGATCAACAAGTGTTGGAAAGAACCCGCTTCTTTGTTGAAGAGTTAGAAAGCAATTGGAAAATAGAGAATGATGTTGTGCAAGTATGGTATTCAGGAAGAGGTTATCATGTAGTAATCCCAGAAGTATTTGGGTTTACTCCCTCTCCAGAAATGCCAGAAATAGTTAAAAAAACACTATCACACCATTTTCCAGATGCAGACCCTATCTATGATAAAGCACGTATTCTACGTGTTGGTTATACAATTAATGATAAAACGAATAAGTATAAGATACCTTTAAACATGAAAGAGGTATTTACTTTAAAATCAGATGAAATACTGGAATTAGCATCAGAGCAACGACGTGTTCCGATAACAACAATTCCAGATGACTATGGAACTTCATTAAATGAATATATACTTGTACCAGACAAAAAGTTGAATGTAGGCAAACCTACACATGCTAAAGACGACCCTACTGCCATTGTTACATGTATTCAAAAAATGTACAACGAGGGTGATGTAGAAGGAAGTAGGCACATAAAGATACTGAGAATGGTGTCTACTTTCAGAAGGCATGGTGTGCCTAGATCAGCTATTGTCTCAATAATGCAAAAATGGGCTCCTTCTTTAGATGAATACGAAGTAGAGCGTATAGCAGAGAATGTATTCGACAAAGGATACCGATATTCTTGCAGTGATGCTGTCATGAGCAAGTATTGCGATCTTAAATGCATTTTCTACAAGAACAAAAACTATACACTTGAAGTCGTAAACGCTAAAGATATGGAAAAGAACTTTACTGATTTCATACGCACTGACTATAAGAACAGAACCTTTGATCTAAAGGATATCTATGACACATCAGAATTCTGTTTTTATCCTGGAGAGTTTACAATGGTAATGGGAGACACTGGACTAGGTAAGACAGCCTTTGTTCAGAATTTATGTACTCCATTAACAGACATGTCTATATTGTTCTTATCGCTAGAGACACACGAAACCCTGATGTTTAGAAGGTTCATTCAGATATGCACAGGGCTGACAAAGGAAGAGGTGAGAGATTACTACAGAACTAACACTAACTCCTTATCCAATGCGATAGATCATATACAGATAATGTCAGTAGCGCCAGAGATTAAGTCAATACGTCAATTAGTTGCTGAAGTTGAACCTAAGATACTCATAATAGATACATTAGACAGTATCGAAGTAGAGTACTCTAAAGGCGATAATGAGGATTTGAAAGCCATCATCCTTGCTTTAAAAAAGATTGCACAAGTAAACGGCATCATCGTTATAGGTGTACATCATATAAGCAAGAATGCAGCCTATGGTGGCAAATTGAATGTTCATTCTGGCAAAGGCTCAAGCACGGCAGAGCAGAAAGCAGATAAAGTTATTACCATAGAGGGGAACCCTGAAACAATGAAAAGGGTTGTAAAAAGCCAAAAAGCAAGAGACGAGGCTCCCTTTAACATGCTTATGGAATACGATTTCCGTAATTTTCAATATAGGCAGATAAAATGAGAATGCTAAAGTATCTCATCAACTTCACCTACACAGAAGAAGAAAACCACGCAAGAGGGAGTTTAATGCTATTTAGCTTATTCTCCTTAATATGTGGTGTTTATCAAGAAAAAGGTACGCATATAGACCTTGGAATAGGGATTGGGCCTTTAGGGCTATCAATCGTTTTACATAGGTGGGAGTAATGACTCACCCATCAAAGGTTAAAGGCAATACATTTGAAAGAGAAGTTGTCGCTAACGCCAAAGAATACGGTCTAGATGCTGAAAGAGCATACGCATCAAATGGTAAAGCATTAGGTTATTCAGAGGAGGTAGACGTAGTTATCGCTGAACACCCAATGCAATGTAAGAGGAGAAAGACAATCTCCAACTACTTGAAGATACCTGAAGATGCTTTCGGAGTTTTACTTAGAGAAGACAGAGGAGAAACCTACCTCATAATTCGTTATGAGCACTGGTTACAGTCTGTCTCCTAATACTATTCATCACGAACCTCCTTGTTGATGAAAACGAGAGTGGGGAGTTTGGTCTCCTTTCTCCCCACTTTTTATTAAGGAGTGGCATGGATTTACAAGATAGAATTGATTGTATCATGGGTGCTGTATACGAACACAAGCATGCAGATGCAACATGTGAACAAGTGGAAATAAAAGTTATAAAACATCTTCAAGAGATGCAGGATGAGATAGACAACCTTGAAGAAGAATTGAGTTATCAATAGTTAAATGAATAGGGGCGGTGGCGTGGACAGCAACTCGGTTGTGACAGAATCACGCACTACAGGTAGAATCAGAATAATTCCTGCCCGCCCCTCAATTAAGGAATGAATGATGAGTAGAGTACTATTAATAGCAGACATGCACTTCGGACACAGAGCCATATGCAAGTACAGACCATTTGACACATCAGAAAATCATGATAGTTTGATAATAAAAAACTGGAAAGAGTCTGTTGGAAAAAGAGATATTGTGCATGTGTTGGGGGATGCTGCTTTCACAGTTCAAGGCTTATCTAAGATAGCTGAATTACCTGGACGCAAGAAATTAATAGCAGGTAATCATGATTCACTTAACGCAATGCAATACTTGAGTGTGTTTGAAGATGTGATGGGTACTATCAAATACAAAGGTGTATGGTTATCTCATATACCTGTGCACCCAGATGAATTACGTGGTCACTTCAACATACATGGGCATTCGCATGATCATGTAATAGATGACCCGAGGTATGCTAATGTGTGCGTGGAGTATACAGAGTATAAGCCAGTGTTGTTTACTGAGGTGAAAGCTAAATTAACACAAAAGGAGGAAGGATGAGTGAAGTAACTGTAATTCTAATATGTCTTATCTTAGGGCTTATGGAAATAAATAACGAGGAGGAAGATTGATGAAAGAAACACCTGAACAAAAATCTAAAAGACTTCTAGGAGAGAAGTCAGACTTAATGCGTTCACGAGTATACACTAGAAAGGAGATAAAGGTGACTCATGGATATCTAAAATGGTTCGAAAATCCACTAACAGTGCTGGGAGCACTTGCTGTAATCTTTATAATAATCTTAATAGTTGCAATAGCAAAAGTCTAAAACAGGTCGCATATCTTTTTTTGCTGTATATTGAAACAACCAGGCTAATCTTCTTCTGGGAAGAGAGCTGGTTTAATACGAGCTGCTGGGAACCCAGTAAACTTCTCTATCGTCATTGCAGGATTTTGAGCTGCACCTACTGCAGAGTGGGCAAGTCTCCCAAATGGAAACCATGTCCACACATGATAAGAAGCAAACCTACCCCAATCATTAGATAGCAAAGATCCTATGGGTGCCATAAGTAACCTAGCTATAGGTGGCTGGAGTGGATTGAATATATTAGCAGGGTAGGGTGCGGTACCAAAGAAAGCACGCTCCTTCTCCTTCTCATCACCAAAGAAGAAATCGCCAAAGTCCTGCAGGGCAGACCAAGGTTGAGGCAAGGCACTCTCAAACATGCTGGCAGGTAGCAACTGAGCGAGGGAGAACAGGAACAAGTCTGCTAACAAGAACCTGCCCACCCTCTCATTTTCTATAGCAGTATTAGCAAAGCCAAGAGCACGCGCATCTTTCAGCACATCCTTTCTCAACTTCAGTGAGTTGAATGCAAACAGTTTAAACCTGGTGAACACCTTACCCATTGCAGTTCTACTGAAAGCAGGGCGACTGGCGTTGTTGTAGATAAACTGGGTTGCAGCTACACCATCCTGTGCAAGCTTGATTAACCAAGGGTGATCTTTCTCTAAGACAGTCCCATTAGCCTCCAAGACCTCCCTAGCCTGAAGGTAATGAGCCACGAAAGAATGCATTCGCAGCTTCCGCTCAGACTTACGCATAAACCATGCCGCTTTGTCAAAGATGTCTCTAGTCACACCCTGTTCTTTTAGTTGGTGAACAACCGTAGAGATCAGTTCTCTATCACCAATTTCTTTGTTCTTCTTAATAGCCTCTAAGGATTTCTCCCAGATAAGCTTAAACTTGGTATCCCTGAAGCCAGGCTGGGCAGACAGAATGCCAGTCTCAGATTTCACCCACGACTCAATGGAGCCATGCTCACTAACCCACTTCTCAACATCAGCCCAACTCTTAAAGTTGCGATCAACATTGCTCTTCAGGTAATTCAAGCTCATCGCATTCCTAAACGTCTGATATCCAGTACGCCCCTGAGTGTGCAGACTACCACCGAAGAGGTTATTTACCATGGTTTTAGTGGAAGCAAGCAGGGTCATCATTTCCCACTTGGCCTCAAGATTAGAAAGATGGGCGAGCTTCCTGAAGTTATCTATCTTACCAATCTCTCCTAATTCCGCACCATTAAACCACTTCTTACCTATCTTTCTAGCTACCTTCTCCATACGTTCATCGCTAAGAGCGTTATATAAAGTACCTTTTACATTCAGACCGTCACGCCATGCGGAAGGGAACGTAGATGGGTAGCCAAGGTTATCACGCACGTATAAGCGCATGAAGTTTGCAAAATTCTTTGTACCCTCCTCACCAAATGGACTACGTGCTTCAAAATCACGTATAACCTTATGTGAGAGAAGGGCATTTGTTATATTATACCTTGCTGTTACAATCTGATTTTCGTAGTTCTCAAGAGCATCTGCAGTACGTGCCCATCCTGGGATAGGCCCATCAGAGGTGTTTCTTGACAACACATGTCCAGCCCTGTAGTGCATGCCTGCTTCTTGTAGAGTCTTCTCAGTAAGCCTTGGAGTAGCCAAGTACTTCTCCATACCTTCAGAGAACCCACCATCTGGGATACCTGATTTACCCTGTAGGACAATCAGGTCAACCATCTTCCTTTGAATAACGTCCTCTGCCACTCCAGCCTTAGCCAGACGCTCAATCTCCTTGGCTTTCTGTCGTCTTATATCCTGCGGAGACCAGCCAGAGTGAGGCCAGAACGCACCACCAAGATCGCCAATGTCGGAGAACGTAGTCATCGGATTAATGCGATAGAAGCTTTTGTATGCTAATCGAAGCTCTTCTGGGAGTTCCTCAACTCTCGTAATTCCCTTATAGTTAGTATTCTCAACTATTTCCACTACCCTCTGGTATGCTTCAACAGTGGGTTTGTACCTCTCTGGTATTGCATCTACATCTAAATCTTTCACTAGTGTGTTCATAAATGGGGCATATTCATCGCGTCTTGCATCGGATGGTAGAACAAGATCGACAAACTTTCTCTCCCGTATAACACCAGGTGCGAACTTGGTATTGTCTAAGCCATACTCATAGTCCATAATATACGCACCACGCAACCCTATGTTGGGAACTTCCGATCTTTGGAAGAAGCTTTTCTCCATAATCTCAAGCACACGAGCATGATCCAGTTCAGACTCACCGAATATGAACTCTTTACCATCCTTTGCTCTAAAGAACTTCTTCTCAGCCTTTACATTCTTTATATGCTCATTATAGAAGCTGCGTAATTCTTTCTTAATCCCTTTCTCAAGACGTGCAACCACTTCTTCGGCACTTGATCCACCACGTATCCCAGGGATATTATATACCTTATCAGACAGAGATAGTAAATCTTCCTGCGCTTTCCTTAGGTGGTCTCCATAAACCCTAAAGCCTTCCTTGCCTTTACGAGCTTCGTTACGAAGTGGCCCCTCTATCCTAGCAACAGCTATCTCTAGTAGCTTAACCGCATCTGCTCCTGTAGACTTAACTTCGGAGAAGACGTTTTCACTAAGACGCTTGCTTAGAACCTCCAGAGCACCTTCCTTCTGGAAGTTTGTCTGAGATGCAAACTCATGCAATGCACCCATGGAACTTAGTGGTATCTGCACATCCTTAGTGAACTGTTTACTGAATCCCTTTACTGGAACGCCTTCCTTCTTGACGGTCAGCATGTCATGCATTGTGGTAATATTTGCCACTGTCTGAGGTGCTATGTAGTGCATCATCTTCTTGATGCGACCATCCTTAGTGAGGAACCTATCCAACTCACCTTTATTATGCATTCTTTCAAGTTCATTGACAAACAACTTCAGATCTCTCTTAGTAGCACCTGTCGGATGGATACCAAAGAACTCGTTAAGCCCTGTCATCGTACCTTCAAAGAACGATTCAAAGTCTTTTGCGATGTCAGGTCTCTCTACAAGAACCTTATTCAACCTATCCATAAGCTTAACATGCTCTGCATCAAACTCAAATACAGTAGTTCCCTCAGCCACTGCATCCTTTATCTGTACCCAGTGTTTAGACAGCTCCTGTTGTGCAGTAACCTTACTCTCACTAGGAGAGGGCTCTACCTTAACATCGGTGATGCCTGCCAACTGCTTTACTTCATCCTTACTTACCTCTTTACGTGCAGCTCTGTATATCCTGTTGTAGGATGCCCATAGACGCTCCTGGTTGTGCCTAGAAGTCGTTTTTAATACGTACCCTAACCTATGTATGTCTGTTCTACTCCATGCCCTCTCAGCGTCTTTTACAGCCTCTTTAGAGACTGCTTTGCCCTCAGCATCAACAGCGCCTGTAGACTTCTTATAGTCTGCTAAAGATGTGCCCTGCCTGTGCAAAGAGCCTAATAGATATAAATCGAAGTAATCCTTCTCTCCTTGGTTCTTTAGCTGCCTCTTTATCTTGGCTGTTGCATTCTCGAGTTCAGTGAGATTTCTGACTTTCCCCAAGGCACCTTTCACATCCTTGGAGATATTGATATTCTTAGTGTCGATCTTCTTCTTGCGCGCAGTCTTGACACCTTCCATCAGCCTGAGGTACACACCATCAATAACTTCAGCTAAGTCGGCTATACCACCCAATCTCTTGCTAGTTGTACCTGCCTTTACAGCGCGCTCTCCAGCTTCATACAGCGGCATAACGCTAGCCATATCGTAGAAATCATTAGTATCGTAATCAATGCGCTCTTCTCTGGTTGGCTTCTTCTTGGCAAACTGGAATGTCTTTATTGATCGCCTGCCAACAAGCTCTCTTAAGCGCGCACCTTCTTTGGACTTAGCAGTAAATACCTTATTGAACTGCTTTGCTAGGTCCATAGCCTTGTCAATATCAAGGTAGTTCCTTGGATTACCAGAGATATTTACATCTGAGAGAGCGTCAGCTACAAAATTGAACATACCAGGAACCCTAACACCACGATCCTTTAGTATCTTCGTATGCTTCTTTATGCCATCAAAGACTTCATGTAGGGTATAAGCCCTATCGTTATTATAATCCTTTCCATTTAGGTACTTGTCTATCTGGCTTATATTACCATACAGAGTATCGTTTAATGTAAGTCCTTTGCTCTCTACCTTAGGCTTACTGGTCTGATAGAGGACATTCTCTACGTCAAGTCTTAGATTTAATTTTTTACCATCTGACGAAAACACCTCGACTTTTGGGAAAGCTGCATCAAACAGTATTCTCTTAGCTACGTCATGTCGTACTAACCCAGTATAGTCTGCCGCATCTGCGGCGAAGTTCATAGCGTCCCTAGCCAGCATTCTGAAGTGTCTGCCTTTATCCTTAGCAGCGGTGAAACGTACTTTCAGCCCAGTAACATCAGCAACTTCCTTGGCAAACTTCGGTATAGCCTTAAGTCTGTTGAGGGCATTGTCTCCAATAATGAACCACTCCATGTTGCCACCACGCTGGTTGACAAGAGACATTAAAGAGTGTATCTGCCTACGCGCATTTGCAACAGTTCCAAGCAGCTTATTACCAGTCCTTGCATTGTGAGCCACTTCCCATCTGGCAAGCGGAGAGCTCATAGCTATAACATCACTAGCAGCCTGCATTTTCTTTGACAACTTCTTTTGTCTCTGGAGGTCTTGGTAATCCCTCACGAATAGATTCTCAGTAGTCTTCGATGGTACTCCCTTCCACTCATTCCTAGCAGCATGGAGATCAGCCATGATATCGGTGCCTACGTTCTGGTACATGAACACAGAGTCAATATCAAGGTCCATACCTCCCATAGCAGACATATCTTCCTGCCTTAGCACGATACCAGCCCCACGCCTACCAGTAAAGCCATAGAATCGCATAGCTCTTGTGCCAGAGATAGAGTCTGATGGCACGCGAATGATAGCTACATTCAGATCCTTGTAGAGCTCGGCCTTCTTGATCTTGTTTGTCTCCGCCTTGTAGTGTTTAAAGGCATCTTCAAGCCTTACCCCATCCTGACCATTATAAAAGATCTTCCAATTCTTCCAAGCCTCATCCAGCATGAAGTAGCCTTGTTTCGGGAAGTTGGGGAACTTCTGCTCCAAGTAAGCGTCATATGGTTTACCTATAGCCTTACCACTCCACTTAGCCTTAGGTTTTAATGCCCTATTGATTATGTAATTTCTTAGTGCAGTGTATGCATACGGTCTCATCAGCTTACTATTAACAACACCTGGAGTAAGCTCTGCTGTTTCAAGTATGACATCCACCGCACTATTAGCGTTGCTTAAATCCCTCTCTAGCCTGGCCTTCTCAACCGAATCCATGTCATCAACGCTAACATCTTTCAATGGATCTCGTTTATTCAAAATCTTATTTACAACCTTCGTATAGAGAGGTGAATCTGCAACCTCATCCCCAGCAATAATCTTAACAACATCGTAGATGTCCATCTCATCTACATCAATCTTATCTACAAGTTCTTTTTCCCCAGTCTTTCTATACCTTGCAACTCTTTCATTCGTTTTTTCATCTCCCAGTATCGAGTTGCGGATGACTTCTTCTTTAATAGCCTCCCTAGACTTACCGGAGGACTGTTCTGGAAAGAGGTTAGTAAAGTACTGTCTGACGTAGTTAGTGCCTTTAATAGCCCTAGCAGGGTCTTCATATACACCCAACGAAGTTCCAAGATCACCATACGGAATGGTGTACGAGACCAACTTGTTTCTCTGAGTTCTTGTTTTACCTTCATAGTACCACATCCCCTGTTTTGGATGCAACTTTTGGCTGAACACCTTACGCAACCCTACCTGCTTAACGCCCTGCAAGTATGTCTTGGAGTCTATATCCAACTTCTTCATCTCGGCGTTCTCTCGAGCACCAACACGATAGAACTGAACCTTAACCAGCATTAAACCTTCTTTTGGAGTACTGGTGGCTATAAAGCCCTTCATACTGCCAGCACCTTCAGGCAACCCAGCGCTCTTTAGTCTAGCGTCAAACGAATCCCAGCTCTCCGCTACGATACCATCCATCTCCACATCACTACGCCTTGGCTTACCAAATACAGCCCCAGTACCATTCTCTGGAAACTCATTGAAGATAATAGTCTTGTGACCTTCTTTACGCGGCATCATCTT